AGTACCTCAATATTGGGCAATGGAGATGTATTACCAAAATTCAAACATCTACTTTAATGCAACCGCTCAAGCAAGAAATGATTTCAGAGCACCTATTTTCTATGATAGTAATGATACGGGATACTATGTAAACCCAAATTCAACTTCTCGAATTAGAAAATTGGATATTATCGCTAGTGGTGCGGGTTGGAATGATGGATTAAACTTATACTCATCCGATGGTTCAAATGAATGGAACTTATTGGTTGATAATGGTGCATCCGACCATTTAAGATTCGCATTTAACAATAGTGAGAAAGTAAGATTTGAAACTAATGGTATTCTTTACGCATTTGGGCAAATAAGAACTCCAATTGTATATGATTACAATAATACGGGGTATTACTCAGACCCAGCATCAACATCTATCTTTAATGATTTAAGAGCTGATATATTCTATGATAAGGATAACACATCTTATTACGTTAGACCAGGTTCAACATCATTATTAAATGATTTAAGAGCTAATGTATTCTATTCTCGTAGTAATACTGGATACTATACTGACCCTGAATCTTTATCAAACTTAAATAACTTAACTGTTCAAGGTACCTTACAATTAAATGGTACTGTTGATTTAGGTGATGATTATGAAATTGATGTTCATAAAACAATTGCTATCACAAATACACTATCGGCAAGTGGAACGCAGGCTCGTAGATTTGAGATTGCTAGAATTTCAATGGATTACAATGATTGGAATTCAGGTGGTACATTTGAAGTAGAATTACATGAACAATATTTTGGTAGAGGTTCTTTCAAAAAATATCAAGTATTTTGGGGATACAACAACTCCTATTCAGTACGATTAGTTGATGCGAATATTTCAGCTAATAATCATTTTAGAGTTGAAATTGGTTCACCTGTAACAATTAGTGGTGATATTAGATATGTACCGGTTTATGTTGATGTAAGATACTACACTCAAGTAAAAGCTAGAGTTAGAACAACTCGAAGTGTAACTTATACTGATAATACACCAAGTCGGTCTTGGGCATACATTAATAAAACACCTGGAGCAAGTAATATTTCAGATTTTAGTGGTGATAGCATCATTTACAAAAATGAAGTATCAATTGCCGCTGATAGATTCTATGATGCAAACAATACGGGCTATTACTTAGACCCTGCATCTACATCATACACAAATGATATTCGTTCTAACATCTATTACGAAAGAGAAAACACCGCATACTACTTTGGTAGTTCACAAGGTGATTTCAGATTCAGAAATGGTAGAGTGAATTCATTGGCTATTGATGGTGATTTACGTTCTCAAAATGGTAATGGGTACATCCGTATGGGTGGAAACTTCCATATCGATGCATATAATGGAAATGATATTTATGTAAACTATTACTCAAATCGGAGATTCAGAGTATGGAATGGTTCATCTTCTGAAAGATTTAGAGTAGATACTAATGGTATTGTTTACGCATTCTCTCAACTCCGTACACCGATTGTATATGATAACAATGATACCAATTACTATACTGACCCACGGAGTACATCTCGTTTCAATGAGATGCGTGCAACGTATAGATTACACATTGGTGATGAAAGTAACTTATATAATGGTGTAGTTCAAGAGACTCGTAGACCTGATTTAACTATTAAAGGACAATATCCTCAGTTAAACTTAATGTCCTCTGAGATTAGTAATAGTAATCATGGACCAACCCTTAGATTTGTTGGTTACGATGGTGCAAATGCATCTTCGGGTAACTTTAAACATTGGGTAATTGGTACGGCTGCTACAAACGCAACTGGATTATACTTTGGATATTCTGCAAACAACACCAATCCTCACTATGGTATTGGTAGAGGTTGGAGTAGTGGTAACAACGTATCTATTATGTGGATTTCCAACGATAGAAACGTATATACTGAAAATTCATTCAGAGCACAACTATTTTATGATACAAATAATACCGCATATTATTTAAATCCTAACTCTACTTCTAGATTAGATAGAATTAACGTAAATGGTGGTGAATCCTATAACGAATTTTACTTTAGAAGTAATAAAGGTGCAACATCTGGTGGATTAAGTTCACCTCCACTTCAGGCGTATTCAACTGGTGGTAACTCGGCATTTATGTCGTTCCATAGAGGTGGATACTATGCTGTGAATATGGGTCTTGATTCCGATAACGTTCTTCGTATTGGTGGTTGGAGTGCATCTGCAAATAGATGGCAGTTGGATATGAGTGGTAACACTTATGCTGCTGGTTCACATAGAGCACCAATATTCTATGATACAAATAATACTGGATATTATGCTGACCCTAATGGTACATCGAACTTTAACGCATTAAACGTTGGTGGTTCACCTGTATTGACTGGTAATTCTATTCAAAACTACACTCGTAATGTAGATAATGGTTCATTCTTCAACATTACCGATGATATGACTTCTGCTGAAGTTGGAGTTGCGGTTGGTGGAAGTGCAAGTTCAAGAATTACTAAAGTTGATGACCCAACTGCACCTGCGGCAGGTTGTTTCGAAGTAAATGGACAGCATTATCCAACTCACCCAGATTACATTAAAATTGACGCTAATTCTCAATACATATTTGAGGTATGGGTAAGATATGTTGCTGGTAATGATAGTAGTTGTGCATTATATATGGGAGGTTCTGCATATAACGCTTCCAAATCCTACTTTGGTAATACCAATAGATATTGGGGAGCATCTTATGTAGAATTTGATTCTAACACTAGAAATAGTGGCTGGTATAAAGTAAGTGGTAGAATTGGTGGAAATGGTGGAAACGGATTTACCTCTGGAACTGAATATATCAGACCTTTATTCTTATTTAACTATGCTGGTAATAGTACGGCTGTAACTAGATATTGTGGGTTAAAACTATATAAAGCAGAACAAACTTTAGGTAGATTACATTTCCATAGTGGTACTCGGTATGTACATCAAGAAACTGACCAAAGATATCCATATATTGAGGGTGAGGGTAACAAACAAATAAAAATTCAGAATTCATCTGGTTGGACTAAGATTGGTGCACTAAACACATCTTATACATATTACTATACTGATAGACCATCGAATTACTTTGATAAGAGAGTAGAAACTGGTGGTGATATGAGAGCACCAATATTCTACGACCGGAATGACACTGGATATTACGCAAATCCTGCTTCCACATCGTACTTTAACGATATGAGAGCAAATATCTTCTATGACCGGAATAATACTTCATATTATGGTAACTTCGCATCTACTTCTAGATTTAATAGAATTGATGTAAATGATACTCGTTCGGATATCTTCTATGATAGAAACAATACCGGATATTATGTAAACCCTGCTAGTAACACTTATTTATATGGAAACTTCCAAGTAAATGGTGGACATGGTGATTCTCAAATTGGAGTTAGATTATTATCTGGTAACAACGGAGCTGGAACTGGTGAAGTTAATTTAAGAATGTGGGTATCTGAACCTGGTAGAACTTGGGATTGGGGTGGATTTGGATATAACGTAACCAATAATAATGGTTCACCATCTGGGTTTGGTAGATTAAATACCAATCATGGACAAGGTTATTGGAGATTCAGTACTGGTGGTAGTGTTTATATGTATAACACAAATACATCGGGTACTCGTTATCAGACGATGCAGTGGGATGCAAATAACACTGTTACTGCTAATAACTATTTAACTGGAGCAAATTCATTAAGAGCCCCTATCTTCTATGATAGTAATGATACGGGATACTATATAGACCCTAACTCAACGGGTGCTACGGCACTTCGTATGAGAGGTGGTGCATTATTTGGTTCAAATACCTCCGGTAGATATCTTTCTATTGGTAAACGTGATGGTAGATATAGTAACGAAGCATCTGTATTTACCACAAATGGTAACCTACACTTAGATGCACGGTCTGGTAATAGTACATACATAAATTGGTATGTGGGTGGAACAACTTACATCAATGGTACACTTCAGGTTAACTTTATCTACGATAGAGATAATACTGGATATTATGTGGATGCAGCTAGTACATCTAATTTTAACACAATTAGAACTGCTACTATAAACTCTAATTATTATACGAGAAGTGGGCACAACGTTGGACACTTAGTTGGTTCATACAACTCAGTTGGTGATAACTATACTCGTTCTAATCCAATTTATACTATCGGTTCATCATATAACCCAGCCGAAACAACATTATCAAATATGTATGGTGTTGGTTATGCTGGAGCTGGTGCTAGTTTTATCGGATTTACTGGTGAAAGTGGATGGGGATTCTATGTAGCAGCTGATGGTGATGCTAGAGTTTGGTTAGATGGTTCAAATGGTAATGTATCATCTAAAGGAAGTGTGTACGCTGATAGATTCTATGATTACAATAACACCGGTTATTATCTACGGCCAGATAGTACATCATTATTGGCAAATATGCAAATTAATGATTATATCTACCATAGAGGCGATACTAATACCTATATGCAGTTCCATGCGGCTGACCAATGGAGAGTTGTAACTGGTGGTACTGAAAGATTAGAAGTTAACAATTCTCAAATCTATATGACTCGGGAATTGAGAGTAACGCAGGATATTATCGCATTCTACTCCGATGAAAGGTTGAAGAAAAAGACTGGTGTAATTGAAAACGCATTAGATAAGATTTCTAAATTAGATGCTTTCTATTATGTGAATAATGAGTTAGCAAAATCGGTTGGATATGAAGATGATAAACAACAAATAGGTTTATCAGCTCAGCAAGTGAAAGAAGTATTACCTGAGGTTGTTCATTCAGCACCATTTGATACTGATTTCGATGAGGATGGTAATATGTTCTCTACATCTGGTGAAGATTACTTAACTCTTAAATACGATAGATTAGTACCATTATTAGTAGAAGGTATTAAAGAACAATCCGAAATTGTTAAAGCTCAACAAAAAGAGATTGATGAATTGAAGGAAATGGTAAAACTTTTATTAAATAAGTAAAAAAAACACTTATGAATATAACCAATTTACTCTTTTGAGTTTTTTGGTTATATTTATATGTGTATTTGGTATAAAATCAAAATAAACTTATTGGAGAAATAAAATATGGCAGAAAGAATTGTATCACCTGGAGTATTCACAAGAGAAAACGATTTATCGTTTTTGGCTCAAGGTATCGGAGAAATCGGAGCAGCATTCGTAGGACCTTTCAAACAAGGACCTGCTTTCGTTCCAACAATTATTAGAACTCAATCAGAATTTGAGGATAAATTTGGTAAACCTGATGGAACTTACTATACAGAATATGCAGTACAAAACTATCTTAGAGAAGCTGGTACTGTAACAATTGTTAGAGTAATGAATGAGGGTGGTTACTCTCAAGTAACACCTATTGGTTTAGTAGCAGATGGTAAATTAATTTCAACTATTCATTCAACAAACGCTGGTGATGAAGAAGTTGGATTTGGTACATTTGTTGTAAATAGTGGAACAACATCTGGTTCGTTTGTGGTTAGTGGAAGTGGTATTGGACAAGTATCATCATCTTTACTACCATCAGCAACTAATGATGTTAGTGATGTATTTGGTGAATCACCATTTGGTTCAAAAGATGGATATGTTTATTCTTACTTTGAGAATTTAGCAGCATCTACCGATTATTCATTAGGAGTATCCGCTGAAGCATTACCAACTCAAATATTTGGAGGAGCAAGTGTAGCAACTACACCATATGTGAAATCACAATTGATTTCTGGTGAGAGAAGTGAACTATTCCGTTTCCATACTTTAGGATATGGTACTAACGAAAATAAAAGATTCAAAGTTTCTATCTCAAATGTAAAAGCAGCTGGTGAAGATGGTGGAACTGATTACTCAACGTTCTCAGTAACTATCAGAGGATTTGCTGATACTGATAAGAGAAAAGTTGTATTGGAAACATTCAACAACGTAAACTTAGACCCATCATCACCAAACTTTATCGCTAGAAGAATCGGTGATAGATATTTAACTATCGATTCAAATGGTAAGATTACTGAAAATGGTGATTGGTTGAATAACTCTAAGTATGTAAGAGTAGAAGTTAAAGCTGCTGGTTCATACCCTGTTTCAGCTGCACCATTCGCACATGGAGCATACACTAACCCAATACACGCTACTGATGCAACTATTGTACCTGCCGCTGTTTACACAACTGGTTCGGCAATCAATACTGCTGGTTCATCAGTATATTACGCTGGTTTAGATTTTGAAACTGTTGGTGTAAAAGGTGATAACGCTAATTATCTAAATCCAATCCCAACATCAGCGGTAGCTGGTAACAATGTTGATTTCGGATTTGATTCTCAACTATCTTACATAATGAGTGGTTCAGATTCATCTGATATGGTTAAGAGACAGTTCACATTAGGATTCCAAAGTGGATTCGATGGACAATCTCCAACAATCGCAATTAATTTGGGTAGTGATATCGATGGTTCAAACACACAAGGGTTTGATTGTTCATCGGCAACAGCTACTGGAGCAGTTGCATATACTAAAGCATTAAACGCAATTTCAAATGTTGATGAGTGGGATATTAATATGTTGGTAACGCCAGGTATTATTAGACAATATCACCCATCGGTAACTACAAAAGCAATTGATGTGGTAGAAGCTCGCTCAGATGCATTCTACATCGCTGATTTCAACGCAGTTGATGCTACAATCGCTGAAGCAACTACTCAATCAACCGCAGTAGATACAAACTACGCAGCATCTTACTACCCTTGGGTTAAGACGGTTGATACTAATACTAACAAACTAATCTCAGTTCCACCATCAGTATTGATGCCAGCTGTATTCGCAGCAAATGACGCTATCGGAGCAGAATGGTTCGCACCTGCTGGTTTGAATAGAGGTGGTATTGTAGGAGCAGTTAGTGTATTGAATAGATTAACACATTCTGAAAGAGATACTTTATATGAAAACAAAGTAAACCCAATCGCTTCTTTCCCTGGACAAGGTATTGTAGCATTTGGACAGAAAACTTTGCAAGATAAGGCATCAGCATTGGATAGAATCAACGTAAGAAGATTATTAATCACTGTGAAGAAGTTCGTAGCATCTACTTCTAGATTCTTAGTATTCGAACAAAATACCGCTCAGACAAGAGGTAGATTCATCAACACTGTACAACCTTACTTGGAAGGAATTCAACAAAGACAAGGATTGTACGCATTTAAAGTAGTGATGGATGAATCTAACAACGGACCTGATGTAGTTGATAGAAACATACTTGCTGGACAAATTTTCTTACAACCGGCTAAGACGGCTGAATTCATTGTAATTGATTTCAACATCTTACCAACTGGAGCAGCTTTTTCAGCATAAACTAAAAATAATAATAACTAATATTTATTAGTATAAAAGGAGAAAAATAAAAAATGGCAGAAGTATTAGAATTTAACGAAATGATGTTCACCAACTTCGAACCGAAGATGAAGAACCGCTTTATTATGGAGATTGATGGTATTCAATCTTACTTAATAAAAACAGCGGCGAGACCATCTATCAATTTCGAAACTGTGAAATTAGACCATATCAATACTTACCGCAAATTGCAAGGTAAGGGTGAGTGGCAAGATATAACAATCTCATTATATGACCCAATTGTTCCTTCTGGAGCACAACAAGTTATGGAATGGGTACGTTTAGGATATGAATCATTAACTGGTAGAAAAGGTTACGCCGATTTCTACAAAAAGGATATTGATTTCTATATGTTAGGGCCTGTTGGTGATAAGATAGAACAGTGGAAGTTAAAAGGTGCATTTATTGCATCGGCAAACTTCAATGATTTAGATTTCTCCTCTAATGATGCCGCTGATATCGAATTAACGTTATCGTATGATTACGCTATTTTGGAATTCTAAAATATAACACATATTTTAATAATAGAAAAGGTTCTCTTAGTGAGAACCTTTTTTTTTATCTTTTTTTTAAAGTTATATATTTATATATAAACAAATAAAGGTTTAATATGACAAAGCATGACTTTCCAACCGAAGTGATTAGTTTACCATCTGAAGGTAAATGTTATCCTTCTGATAATCCACTTTCTTCCGGCCAAATTGAGATAAAATATATGACAGCTAGGGAAGAAGAAATCCTAACATCTCAAAACCTAATTAAAAAAGGTGTAGTATTGGAT